TGTCCTCTTTTGAGTGCGGTGGGTTTTTAATTTTTATTTTTAATGCCTTACACAGAACTACATTTGAAACACCAAACTATCCAGCCGTTTCTTTTGCTCATATACGGTGTTATGTGCTGTATTGCGGGAGCGTGGGGAAAAGCCGTGCGGGTGGGCTTGTGCGTGCCTCCGTGCGGAAGGCTTTTATTGAGGAGCAATATTGCACATAACGGCTGCGTGTATGGTGTCGTGGCGGATTACGAGTGATTAACTTCAAATTAACGATAATGATTGAACGAGATACAGACTTACAAATTGGCAATAAACCGCCATGCACTATACACGATGTTGTGTGCAGTACGGATTTTGGAAACGGAATTATCCTTTATAACGATGATTGTTTGCAGGCTTTACGGAAACTAAATGACAAGCAATTTAATTTAGCAATTACTGACCCACCATATAATGTTGGCAGGCTTTACAATGAACACGATGATGAAATGCCACTTTTAGAATATGAAAACTGGTGCAAAGATTGGTTTAATGAGCTTTTGCGTGTTTCGGAAACGGTAGTAATGACAATAGGATATAAAAACCTAAAATTTTGGATGAACCTTGACCCAAAACATATGATTATATGGCACAAACCAAACCAAAACAGCCCAAGCCCATTAGGTGGTTTTAATGCTTATGAGCCTGTTTTGTTTTGGGGCAAACTGCAAAAGCGAATTGGACACGATATTTTTAAAACCAATATTGCAATGCAAGAAGAGGCAAAGTGGCATAATTGCCCGAAACATTTACCAAGTTGGACAAAATTAATTGATATGCTTGTTGATAAGCCTGCCAAAGTTTTAGACCCATTTACAGGAAGTGGAAAAACGGCAATTGCTTGTCATAATTTAAAACTCGAATTTACAGGATATGAACTTGATGCAATGTATTATAAAAAAGCCTGCAAACGTATTAAAGGATATACGTCTCAAATGGCACTATGGTAGTATTGCACACAACGTTGGGTATATGTGACGTGCGCCCACGATAAACTTAAATAATAGCACAACACTAATTGGCGCATGGCATATATACTGTGTTATGCACCGTTTTTTTGTTCGTTTTTATTACTAATTTGCACAGCTCCCAAACGTGGGGGCTTTTTTTGTTGTGTGTTTTTTGCTATATTTGTTGAAAATTTAACAAGATGGCAACATTCCAACACGGCAACCAAGCGGCAGCAACATGGACGGAAGAGGCAGCAGTCAACATGCTTTTATCCATGTGCGAATTTGCAATGCACGATGATGATGTTCTTTGCTTTACTGACGCTTGTGTTAAAGCAGGTTACAGCCCTTCGCATGTTGCATATTTAGTGAATAGATTCCCCGTTCTTGAAGATATAAAAAAGGACGTGCAAAATTATATATCTTCACGCATAAATAAAGGGGCATTGACCGGTGGTTATGTGGCTACTCCGGCTATATGGCGAATGAAGCAATTGGGAGAAAAGGATCAGCAATTCCAAGAGATAACCGGCAAAGATGGCGCGGCCGTGACTCAACCAGTATTTGTTTTCAAGAATCTAAATGAGTAGCACAATTGAATTATCAGAAAAGTATCAGCCCCTGTTTGAGTTATTACAAGGTCGCCACCCAGAAGTGGACACCGTGATAATAACCGGGGGTAGGTACTCTCTTAAATCTTACACCGTTTCCATTTTTGCCAATACCGCATTCTTTTACTACGCGTGGAACATACTGTATACGCGATATACTAACACATCAATAGTCGATTCCGTCAAGCCAGAGGTTTCAGATAAATTGGAGCTATTAGGTATCCAAGAAAAGGTTTTCGACACCAAAACACACATTGAGCACAACGATAACCGCATAGCATTTAAGGGCATAAAACCAGGCAGCGGGAAACAAACCGCGTCCCTAAAATCGCTATCAGGATTCAACTGTTTTATAAATGATGAGGCCGAAGAGCTGCCGGATTATGAGACATTCAAAAAGGTGTTTTTCTCAATGCGGCACCCGTCAAAGCGAAACCTTTCTATTTTAATTCTCAACCCAACCACCCGGGATCATTGGATTTTCAAGGAATTTTTCGAAAAGAAAGGGCTAAAAGGTGGTGAAAATTGCATCATAGACAATGTGATATACATACATGCAACTTACATAGATTGTACGCTCTCCAAAATGCCACCAAACATATTGGCCGACTACGAGCGATTGAAAGTGGCCGACCCTACATACTATCAAAATGTGATCCTTGGTGGATGGATAACCGAACCGGCCGGAGTGCTACTGCCAAAATCTAAACTTAACTATTTTAACTCAATCGCAGACATACCAAAAGAGTCAATTGTTTGGCGGTTCACTATTTCTGACCCGGCAAACAAGGGCGGGGATAAATACTCAAACCCATTTATATACGTCTGCATGATCAATGACCGGGTGGCGTGTTATGTTATTGACGCTATCCATTCAACTGACGGAATAGAGGCGAACACTGAGCGCATACCATTAAAGGCTAAAGAGTTGGGCATGGAAGCGATGTTTTTTGAGGATAACGGAATAGGCCTGGCAGCCGCATTGTTGATCAAAAAGAAGCTACCCGTAAATGTTAAGTTTGCGCCGTTCCATTCAAGCATCAATAAAGAGACGCGGATTCTTTCAAATTACGAATTTGTACGTGACTTCTTTTATTTTCAGCGCGAACCAGAACAAGGCTCAGAGTATGCATCGTTTATGTATGACATGACTAACTATCAAAAAGAGGGCGACAACAAACACCGACTTGATGCAATAGACGTTATTTGCAGCGCGGCGAACTTCGTTAAACTAAAATTCCACAAAGTGATTTATGGGCAATAATTGTGTGTTGTTTGTTTCAAAAATTAATTTTACCTTTGAGTTGTTAAAATCTTAACATGGAGTTATTAAAAAACTGGTTCGGAAAGAAGGGTATAGAATATCACGAACAGCAATGGGATGTGAAAAGTATCGGGAAATTAGTTGTTCCTGAGACTTTAACGCACAAAAATGCTTTCCTGCTTACTAACTCTGTTCCAGAGCTGTTTTTCCCTGTTGATTTCGTGGCTGACCGTGTTTCTAAGGTGCGTTATTATATCGCTGATCTGAAAGGAACAGAACTGCCAAACAGCGAATTAAACCGATTCTTGGGCGACATTAACCCGCTTTTCTCGTTTGCGGACATGGTTTATAATTATGCCTTTTCGCTTAATTCTGACGGGAATGGATACCATTATTTGTCTTTTGCAACCGCCATGGGCTCGGAGCCAAGCCCAAGCAACATTACCAGATGGGACTTATTGCAGCCTAATTTTGTAGAGCTTGACGAATATAATAACCTTTCAATGCTTGATGTTAAAAGCGTCACTGAGTTTGTTAAGCGTGCCAGATATTGCGAATTAGGGGCTAAAGATAAAAATTTAGACTTAACAAAGCTATTCATTGACAACGCCTCTATGATCAGGCGGCCTAATTATCAATCTTTATCTCAAGGGCTTCTATGTAAGGCTAACAAGTCAATTGATACGCTTTTAGCGGTATATTCAGCTCGTTACAATGTGTACGCAAATAATGGTGCGGCCGGGTATTTGGCAAAGAAAGGCACATCGGGGGCAGCCGGCGAAGCAATGGCAGCCGCAATAGGGGAAGATAACAAACGCGACGAGATACTAAAGGACATTAACTCCCGCAACGGCGTAACAGGCAAGCGCAACCTTTGGGGCATCTCGGGCGTGCCAGTTGAATTTGTAAAAACACTTGCTACTATCAGCGAGCTTTTGCCATTTGAAGAGACGCTCGAAAGCTCTATCAAAATTGCATCTGCTTTCCAAATACCGCCGGTGTTGGTGCCGCGAAAGGATCAATCAACTTTCGACAACCAAGCATCGGCCGAAAAGTCTGTGTGGGAAAATGCGCTTTTGTCGCAATGCCAAACTGTGTGCGACAACCTTACAAAGTTGTTTCAGCTCAAAAAGGCAAAGGCAAAGATCATGTTTGACGCCTCGAATGTGTCCGCTCTTGTTGCGAACGAAAAGGATAATGAGGAGCTAATAAAGTTGCAACTTGAAAATATTGCAAAGATGCGCGAGATAGCACCTAATGCGAATATTGATAATATGATTAACGACATAATCAAAAAATATGAAACCAGAAAATAAAGATTTGGACTCAAAAGAGATTTGCCGGGCGTTGCTTTCTGCCGCTCCTGCCGACTCTGGATATGATTTTGAGGCCGTTGCCGTGCCTGTTGACAACAAGCAGTTGCGGTACAGCTAAAAATGGCTATGAAAAGCGAAAAAGAGAAGGCAGAGCGAACTGCACAAAAAGCCGGCGTCAAGGTTGGTGATCCGCGCTTTTGCACGGATTGGAGTAAAAGTAACGAAGAGTATCATTTAGGATTTTAAAAAACAACACAACTTTAAAAACTAAGACTATGTTAATTCACGATCACTTTCAAAATTTCAAGGTATATCAAATACCTAAAGCACAATTAATTATTGCTGATATACCTTATAACCTGGGCAATAATGCCTATGCTTCAAATCCGGCATGGTATAAAGACGGTGACAACAAAAACGGTGAGTCAGAACTGGCCGGAACTGAATTTTTTGATACAGATAAGGACTTTCGCCCGGCCGAGTTTATGCACTTTTGCAGCACTATGCTAAAAAAGGAGCCTAAGGAAAAGAACGCCGCCCCGTGCATGATTGTTTTTTGCGAATTTGAACAGCAATTTCATCTAATTCAGCTTGCAAAAAAGTACGGCCTAAACAACTATATCAACCTGGTTTTTCGTAAAAATTTCAGCGCCCAAGTCTTAAAAGCTAACATGAAGATTGTTGGGAATTGCGAATATGGCGTTCTTTTTTATCGCGAAAAGCTGCCCAAATTCAGGAATAAAGGCAAGATGATTTTTAATTGCATCGACTGGGTGAAGGACACAAAAACAGATAAGGTACATCCAACGCAGAAGCCAGTTGAATTGCTAAAACGGTTAGTTGAATTATTTACGGATGAGGGAGACGTAGTTATAGACCCTTGCGCCGGGTCAGGAACAACACTAATAGCCGCCTTG